CGGTTTCGAGGGCCTTGATGGCTTCCTCCAGCCGGTCAGACAACAGCCGGTTTTGTTCGGCGAGACGCGGCACTTCTGCCTTGTACTTGCCTTCCATCACGCGGAACCGTTGTTCCCACTGCTCGATAGACGTATCAGGCGGGGTCACCTGAGTTTCAACTGCCTGCGGTTCTACCAACTGCAAGTTGGGCTGCTGGTCGTTGGCCGGCGCTTCGGTATTCCCCGTCGGGGGAGTCGTCGCGGCGTCCATCTCGGCCTGCAATGCTTCTGCTTGGTCTAGTTGGGCTTGAATCTGCTTGGGCAATGCACTCACAAAAGTCTCCTTTTCGTGCCGAACTACGTGCTGCAAACTAGCTTGCTAGGGTTTGCTTCACGATACGGGCTACTACTCATTAGGGGCTAGGCCCCGATTTTGGAAGCCAGAGCAGGGGACTGCTCCAGTTCTTCCAGCAATTTGTTCAACATCAGAACTCTGCCTTGGTTCCACCGAAAAATATCGGGGTCCCGCATGGCATCGTTCGCTATTCTGTACTCGTCGCGCAGTTCCTGCAAGTGCTGTTTGTATGCAGCAAACTCGGGGAGCCCATTGATTTTCAACAGGCATGCAACAAGCGGACGGTTTTCAGCAGCCACGGCCTGCTTTCTTCACCGCGCCGCCTTTGGCGAACGGCTTCGGCTTGGAGACCTTGGCAGCGAAGCCTTTCGGGCCAGCGACGGCCTTCATCTGCTTGGCATCGAACTTTTCTTCGCGCTTGGTCCCCTCCTTCATACTCTTGGGCTCACGGTCTGCTTTACTGCGTTCAAACGGGTTTGTGGCCATAAATCCTCCTGATGGTGAGATAAGCTACAGTGATGCTGCGGGGAAGTCAAGCTACTACATTAGCGGAAAGCGGGTTTGTGGTCATCGTGATGAGGGGATTAGATTATCGACTTGTCCATCCAAATACACCGGGTTCCCAGACGTTGTTGCCAGAACCATCGGCCTGCGTCACCTGCCAGTTGCTCCCGTTGTGGGTGCAGAGATCGCCCTCACCTGTGAAGGGATTGACCAACTTGTAGGCATCATACTGGTCGATTGGCTGCACCCACGGCAGGGACTCGCCGGGAATCTTCGCCAGCCGGATCAGCGCGGGGATCAGCGCGGGGTCGGGATAGACGGCAGTGTTGTAGGACTGGATGACCCACCACAGGACGTTGTTCGCATCCACGTAGAGGCCGGGAGTGACCGTGCCGGTCAGCGGCAGGGCATCCTGTCCCCACGTCGCGCCAGCAGCACTAGCTGCGTCCGTGGTGGTCTGGGCAGGGTCTTCACCCTGATTGATGACTACCCCGTCAATCGCCGCCACTGCCGCCTCAAAGACTGGATCACCCCATGCATGAAGTAGGCCAGCGGAAGGTGACGGGCCAGCATAGGCGGGCACCGAAAAATTGTTCGGGCCAGCTGCAAGTTCCTCCAGTTCGGCATTTGCAGCTTGCATGTCGGCGACGGGGATGGATGCGCTGAAATTGCTCATGCTGTTGCTCCCTTCGCCGTCAACCATGCTGTCAAGTCCGTCGTTTCCTGCGTCGTCAGGGCCAGATTTACAATTATCAATCCGGCGTTGTCTGTCGAGTCTGCGTAGCTTGTCCCTATGGTCTGCGCTGTCAGGATAGTGGCAGCACTTCCAACATTGGCCCTTCCTACCGTACAGGATGCCCCGAGAGAAGCCGCGAAAGTGGTGTTAAGTACGTCATCCACCGCATCGTAGTTAATCCATTTAGCGAGGCCGGTTGATGTTTTCAGCGGGCGGGCTGCGTCGGATGGTGCGACGGCGTGGTTGCCGGCGATCTCCTTTACCGAAACGTTGTCGACGTATATTTCACATGCTCCGGTTTCTTGACTATCAAACGTAACATGGCAATTACCGCCAAAAGCAGCATTAAATATACCTGTTACGTGATATGTGCCGCTAGTTTTTGTCCCTGATATTACAAAACATTGGCCGCCGTAATAACTAACATTAAAACCAATTGTCGGGCTATTACCGGAAACAACAGTGAGATCAAGTTCGGCTTTATACCATTTACCGATAGTTATAGCTGAAGCTGATGCAGCAGACTCACCGAATAATGCGCGTGTAGCTCCAGTGATAACATGCAATCTACCTGCCGACCACTCCATTAAGGTTGGATCAAATCCTGAGTAACTATCCCATCCCGATATGTCTGAATCAAACGTCCCATTCGTAACCAACTCCGATCCAAGCACCAGCCCCTTCGACTTGTCCAGAATCAACCCAACCGTCTGCCCATCCGCAGTGACCGGCGTCGTCCCTGTACGATCCCGGAACATCGTCGACAGGTCGCTCGGGTCGTACCATGCGCCAAGCTTGTTATTAGCGAATAGCGCCTTGATTACTGCATCGGGGTCGGCGACGCCGAGCTTTCCGTATGCTTCAAGGACGCCGCGCACTCCATTCGTTACTGAAAACGGGGGGCGTACCGAGTATGCGCTGCTAACCGGCAGGCAGACGTTGTCAACGATAGATGTGGACACCGTTAAGTCCCCATCGACACCGTAATTGACGCGCCGGTACCCGTAAGGGTAGTGACGTTACAACGGACAAAGCCCCACGCAGCGAGGGAGGCAAAGCCGTCAGACGTGCTGCTGGTGCCGAGCGTCAGTGTAATAGTGCCGAGCGTAATCCAATCGGCATTGTTGTTGCTCACTTCGATAGCTACTACGGCAGAACCAGAACCCGCCGTGGTAGCGCCCGCCGCTTGGAACGTGGTTCCGGCGCTGTTGCAGGTTGCCACTACGCTCACTACTCCGGTGGCGGTGATATTTTTAGCTAAATACGCGGTGGTTGCCATAGACTACTCCTGATAAGGTCGTGTGCGTAACTTATATACTACGTCAAAAGGCGAAGCTTATACAGCGTTGTCGCGTACAGTCCGCAGATTTCGTCGAGTACATTCTCCAGCGGGCGGTCGCAAGTCTTCTTGCCGAACGCGGTGCGGAGGTCTTCGAGCGTGTCGAGGTGCTTCTCCAGCACGGTATCAATCGCGCCGGTCGCCGGCGTACCGTACGGAATGTCGTCCATGCGCCCGTAGGTGCCTTGGTACATCTCGGCGAACGAGTCGACGAGCTCAATCACGTCTTCGTAGAATGTCCCGAGCGCCTTGTGCTGCTCGTAGCTCTTGGTCAGGAGGTGCGCGCGGTGCGCCTGCTCGCGGGAGAGGAATACAACCGATACGATTTCTGCGGCTTGTTTCATGCTGGTGGTCCCATGTTGTCCGTGACCGGCTCGCCGGTGGTGAGCTGCTGCTCGTTTGTCTGCCCTCCGTTTGCCCGCTGCCGGCCACCTTCGCCGGGCGGACCCCCTTCGACCGAAGCCATACCCTGCGACATAGCCAGTTCGAGTTGTTTCAGCGCCAGCGCTTCAGGGGACGGCACGATGGCGTCAGCATCCATGTCGAGCGTCTTCGCTTGTTCGTGGAGCAGCGCGGCCACGCCTTCCATGCCGACGATCTGCTGCACGACGGGGCTGGACAGGACTACTTGCAGGAACTCGTTGCGGCGAACCTGCGCGGCGTCCTTGACCACGAGGCTGTTGGCTCCGCGCGCGACGATGTTGACGTCACCCTTGAGATCAGGGTCTTCCGCGTGCTGCATGTTGTGGTAGTACAGGCGCTCGACCAGCGGCTTGATCGCCGTGGTGTCGATGTTGAAAATGACCTGCTTGATCGTTTTCCCGGCATTACCCATGAGCATCGACATGCCGGAGGCAGTGCGCCCCGCGCCCCCGAGCCCGGTACTGTCCCCGGTGATGTATCGCGGGATGCCCGTGTCTTCGTCTGCACGGGAAGAGAACTTGTCGAAGATCGCCATCAGCTCGCCCGACATGCTCTGTGGCTGGAAAAACTCCATCGGCTTCGCGGTGCTGCCCATCGGGTCGTTGGTGAACTGCCAGATTTTCCACGGGTACATCTGCGTCAGGTCTTCCCCCGGCGGGAGCCGGTCGACGTTGACCCCGACCTGCGGGCCGGAGGCGATGCCCATGTTGTTCGCCATCGCCCGCGCCGCGTAGTTGCACATGTTCTGGCAGTCGCGCATCAAGTCGGGAGGGGCGTTACCCCACCATGCGCCGGGAATTTCCTCGAAGCACGTCTTGAAGTATGGCTTGCGGTGGAACGGGTCGTAATTTAGGATGGCCTTGATGACCCAGCGCCCGATCAGCCACACCTCGCAGTGGTACTCCTTGGTCGGCTCGATTTCTTCGCCACGGTCTTCCTTCAACCCCCACTCGATTAGCATCTTGCCCTGCACACTGCCCCAATATTGCAGTGCATCAATTTCTGCTTCGGGGTTCGACATGATCTCGGTAATACTCTTGCCTTCTGCCTGCGCCTTGGCGCTGTCGATGGCCAGCCAGTCGCGCAGTCCGCCGCGACCGTATTCATCCAGTACCGCGTCGATGGCCCCGTCGTCATAGCCTTCAACACCCTTCATCTCGGTCAATGCCACGCGGTGCAGCCGGTGCCGCTCGATCAGGTCGCCGTCGTCGGGGTGGGTGCTGTTCGGTGCGGGGTACAGGTTGAACGGGTCTACCCGCGTCCATGTCGGCACTACCTTGTCCACCACCACAGGCTCGAACTGGCCAACCACGGCTTCCTTCCAGACCAGTGACGGCTTGTTGCGCATCACCGGCCCCTTGATACACGCCGCCGGGAACGTCACGAGGTCATCAATAAACTCGGCGAACGCGATCTGGAACCCGCCCTCGGCGAACTGATCCTCCATCTTCATTTCCATGCGCTCGGCGGCGTCCTTCGCCATGTCTTTCATGTCGACCATCATCTTGCTCTTGACCTGCTCGATGATCTGCCGGGCCATCTGCTCAGTGATCGGAGCGCCGGCCATCTGCTCAACCTGCATAGCTTTCTGGTTGGCCTCGTTGAACACCGCCTGCTGCAGCGTCGGCGGGAGGTCCGGTATCGGGGTGGGGTCGATTGTCCACGGTTTCTCGTCCCGCGCGCCCATCAGGGTGTCCCGCAACCACGCCGAGGCAGCCCGGCATTTGTTGCTGGTAATCATCATGAATATCTCCGACCCACCGGTTTTCCGTATGTCCGCCGCCAGATCGGGCTCATACTCCCCGCGCCGCTGGCGGAGGTTTTTGAGCAGGCGTTGTTCCACCATCTGCTGCTTGGCTGTACGGGCCGATGACCACGCTTTCCGCACATGGTCAGCCAGAGACTGGATATGTGGCTGCTGCTGCCGCAGTTCCGCCTCTTTCTTGCTGTCTTCCAGCATGGTAGCCAAGCTGCGAACGGGCAGAATCCCGTTCAGGTTTGTCATCGTTGGTACGGGTAGTCCTTCAGCCATGTTGGCCCCCTGCGCAAATGTTCTGCGGATAATACATCATTAAGGCAAAAAAATCCCCCGGAGCTGGGCTCGACGGGGGCAACCCGCTTTGGGGGCGGGGGAGGGAGATGACGGGAGGCAGTATGCTGCCATACCCTGCACTTGTCAACACCTCGCCCATGCCACCGGTGCGGGCTTCACTTCCCGCCGCACGGTCGGCACCGCACCAAATGCCGCCCCGTTATCATGCTGCAGGCAAGCGTATGTGAACGCATCCGCGTAGTCGCTCCACGGGTGCAGCTTGTCCGGCTTGTCTTCCAGCTCCCCCTTGGTGTTCATCTTGTAGCGATACTTCGACCTTAGCGTAACAATCATGTCCGTACATGCCGGGTCGATCAGCAGCGCCGGCTTACTGTCTACCGTCCGCGTCATGAACTGCTCGCCGGCAGCAATACGGGCAGCAATACTGTTCGTCCGCGCCGCCCTGATCGCGAACCCCTCTGCCTTGAACACATCAGCCACGCTGCGCTCATCGGTCTGCGCCCTCTGGAACGCCGCCGGGTCAATCACCACGACTACCTGCCGGCCTTGGTACTTGTTGGCGATCAACGGCTTCAACCGCTCACGTATGAACCGCAGCGCACCCATACCGCCCTCCGCACCGGTGAGCGCATCGAGCACCATGACCCGACCGTCGTACGTCTGCTGCGTGATGACTGCTGTAGGGTTAAGCCCTGCATCCACCCCGATCACCAAAGTGGATGGTTGCACCAGCAGCGGGTTTTTCGCTACATGCTGCTCCTTGTCAAAGCACCGGAACACGGGCCTGCCGGACAGCGACTTCCCGAACTTGGCGTGCACATAGACGTCGACGTACTCATCCGTCTTGCCCACAATCAGGTCAGGGTAGTAGTCCGTCGGCAGGTAGTGTACCCAGTCGGCTTCCGGCGACATGCCACTCGGCTGTATGAACACATCGGCGTTTTCCGGCGGGCTGGTGATGAACGTTTCCCAGAACGTATCCGCGTCGGGCGGGTTACTCATCCCCCAGACGTGCCGGTTGGACTTCCCTTCTTCCGTAACGCACCCGGCAATCGGGTTTCCGTTCGTGTCCACGCCCCATTCCGGGCGATGGGGGACCATGCTGCCATCTGGATAACGTCCGAGACGCGCCTGCATGGCGTTGAAAATCTCCGGGTTCAGCTCCCGGAATTCCTCGAACACGGCGAACGAAGCCTGCAGGGAGAGCAGCCGGCGAATGTCGTTGGTGTCGTCAAGACCCCGGAACAGCACTTCGCACTCGATATTACCGATCCGCAGGAGGTACTTGTACTCCGACTTCAGGAAGACCCCGTATTTCCCGTCAGGGAACCATTTCAGGAAGTCCGGGATCGAGGTATCCCGCAGCTGCTCACGCGTTTGCCGCACCCATATGGCACGTGAACGTTTTACACCATCTGCGCAGGGGGCCATGCGGGCTGCGTGGTACAGAATTTTCTGGATGCCCGCAGTGGTTTTCGTGGACCCTACCGGCCCCATGACAAGCGAAATGAACTTGTCGGAGTAAAAAAAGCCATCCAGCGATGGCACTACCTGTACGTCAAGGGTTTCACTCATCAATGGTCAGGGCGTTGGCCTCGATGGTCACGCCCTTGTCCCCATTTCGTATGAAGTTGATCACCACATTCCCGCCGCCACCTTCCTGCTTCTGGGCCTTCGGGGTCATGTCGCCGAGCTTCGAAGTCAGCTCCGCCAGCTGCATGCGCTGGTTTGGCGTCATGTTGTGACGCATCAAATGCAATTCATGGAGCTGTACGAGCGCTTGCGCACGAATGGCTGGCTGCGCAGCGGCAGCGTCGCTCATCACGGCCTCTACCAAAGCAGGGGGGATTGCCGTGCGTACCGCGATGGCGGGGTTTTGTTCCGAGATGGTTTGGGCGGTCATGTGCGCAGAATAGCAGAAAGCTGTGGGGATGCAAGTGGTCTGGTATGTAAAGATGTTTACATAGAGTGAAAATTAGGGGACGCGCACCAAGTACCACTTAAGTGAGGGGGTACCCCCACCCTCCCCCTTGTCCCCATACCCCCACCTCCTTAACGCGCCGCCAGTAGTGCAGCGAGATGCAAAAATCAGGGTAATCCCCTAGTCCCTCGGGAGCTGAACTCGCGGTGTAGTTGAAGCAAGGTTCGCAACGTGTCGAATCTCGACAGCACTCTTTAACAATTCGGAGTCGGGTTTGTTGCTCGCGCCAGGCGCACGCGGCGGGACAGGTTGGGCTGATCCTTCGGGACTGCCGGACAGGTTCTCAAGCGGTGGGGGCTGCCGAGTGGGGGCTTAGGTGATGTGCATCGCAGATGCAGCGCCTAGGCAGGAATTCACCACCTTGCTAGGTAAGCCAACTGAGTGGATGCTGACTTCGAGACGGATAATGCAAACGCCTACACAAAAAGGCTAGCCCCATGCGATTCGCGCTTGGTCGCCTAGTAGGTGCAGCGATACTCATGCCAAGAGATTCTGGTATCGCCAAGTCATGCCGCGCGATGCGCTCCGTCGCGGCAAGTGCAGAGGGTTGCGCCTCTGCGTAACGGGCGAGCAATACCACCACTCACTTATGGAGTTTGAGATGAAAAACCAAAACGAAGTTTCCGCTAACGACCTGCGTATGATCGCTTCTGTGTCTAAGCATACCGATGCACAAGCGGCTACGCTCGCCAAGCTGGGCGAACGCGGTATCAAGGCTGTGTTCAGCCGCCAGAACAGTGACCTGCTCAATGCAACGATCAATGGCATCCCCGTCAATCTGCGCGCGCCGTTCGCTACGTGGCTCCGCCAGTTCAGCATCGTTGTGGATGCCGTGCCGGCCTCTGAAGCCCTTGTACGCAACAAGTACAACGTGCAACGGTTCCCGCGCGACAGCAAGAAGCAAGAGCAGGTGTTCAGCAAGCTGAAAGCCAACGACTACACGCCGATGTTGCCGAAAGAGGGCAAGGTGTATGTCGCGCCGGAGAAGAAGGTGCTGGACGAGTCTGCTGCCGAGGCCGAGAAGCGCGCCACGTCCGAGATGACCAAGGTTATCTCGCGGCTCAAGGAACGCGACCCGTCTGCCGGTGCAATGCTCAACATGCTCTGGTCGCACAAGATGGTGCAGTCCGAGGTGTTCATCGACAGCACCGGTGCTGTGATCACCCTGTCCGTGGATGAGGTGAATGCTGTCACCAGCTTCCTGCAGGAACTGAGGAAGTAAGCAAGACGAAGGGTGGGGGCGAAAGCCCCTGCCCTTTTTTGCGTTTGAGTTTTCATACCTGATTGCTGCGTGGCAGCTTATTTTTTGCCCCCGCAACTATCATGTATGCAGGCTTTTCAACGATTTCGGCTTTGTGCGTATGCTGCGTCTGCAGCATATAGCATATGTTGGTTTGTTGTCAAGTAGGCACGGAAAAGAAAATTCCGCCCCCCAAAACCATGACATTGTTCTTAATACGAACAACGTGATTTTCACACGTAACCCATTGATCTGCAAGGGTTTTAATGGGTAATAAAAATGGGGTGCGGCGCGGCGGCAGTATGACAAGAGCAACCGACATTACCAATCCATGCGGGTTGGCAGACTATAATAATAATAATAATAAATATATTTCTATATATAGTCTATACGCGCAAGAAAAAGGGAAATTATGACACGCTGCATAACGGGCGCGTCATAGAAAAATTTGCATTTGCCCTTTGCCACACCGTTTTATTGTACGTATTACTTTTTCGTCTTTAAAATCAATGGTTTGCAATATGTACAACTGTTCATATTACTCAGTCCCCCTCGTACACATTGCTCACCTTACCACTCACTAGGAGTCAACAATGGCTGCACGACCCGAACTTATTGCCATGTCACAAGTTGTTGAATGCAGGTCTCCCATTGCCATCTATGAGGACAACCTCATGGAGCTGCACAGCAGGCTGACTAAGTGGCACAGCGAGCGCCGCTACGACAAATGTTTCACGTGTCGTGAACGTGAGCATCGTGCTATTGACGTCGCCAAGTTGCAAGGATTGATCGACAGGGTTGAAGCTGCCATCCTCGGCGACGGCGCACGCGTCGACATTGACACCACCGAACGGTTGGGTATTGCTTACTCGACAGGGTTTGGGTACTACTAAGGAGAACCATTATGCGACTGCATTCTATTTCGCATAGTCATTTGAAGCTGTGCGGCGTTGAGCCTGAAGTGATGCACAGGAGTATGCCTCCGCACTTCCCGGATGCCCTGTTTTTCGTTTGGCGTATCCTTGCTATTTCAGGCCAACACCATCCGCACGCATTGCTTCTCGATGAGCACACTGCGGTTATGCCAACAACCCTTGATTGGGGGCTGTGGTTTGCAGAGTGCCGCCGCAAAGCGGACGGCTTGTTTATCGGACAAAATGAGGGGGATCATTTGCGTGATGTATCCGGTAGCGTGATGGTGCTGACCGGTGCCACTACCGAAGAAACGATACGCGTCGTGCTCACCACGATGCAGCTGGTGTACAACCTGTCCACCACCATACATGAATAGGAGCCAACATGCCTAAAGCTGCTGCTGTAATTGCTGTCGCAATGGTCTATGGTTTTGCCATAGGCGTCTTGTTGTTTACGTAACTCACCATCGCTTACTTACTGAGGAGATTCATCATGGCACAAAGTCGCGTCGTTACCACTCCCGCTATTCGCCACCCGAACCGTCACATTGGCCGCACCCTTTCGTTGGGTCAGCACATGCTCTTGCAACGTGTCAGCTATGCTGCAAGGGACAGCAACTATCAGGCACCGTCGCCGCGCACCGTCCTCATCCGCGTCAAAGGGAAGCTTTCCCCGTTCTCCACTGCACTGCAGTGCTACTGGATGAATGGCAAGGGTCGCCCCAACGTCTACGCGCAACTGGAGGTGTGACATGAGGAAGAACGAGCATCCGCGCTGCGGGTGCAAGTCGTGCAAGCGGGGGGCTGCGTCGGGTTACGGTAAGTTTGTTCACCGCGCAATCAACCGCAAGATTCGGCACGCCACGAAGGTGTTGCTGCGTACCAAGGGGGATGATTTCGAAGTCGTCATCATCTCGACACCGTTTACTGACTAGGAGAAACACCATGAAGCAAAAAGTCGTAGTTGTATTTACCGTCGACGCCTCGAACAAAGTGGAGTCCGCCGATGCATTTGTTGACCGGCTACTGCGCTACGGGTTTAACGGCATCCAAGAGTACGAAGCCTCGACTGTCAAGGCGCTCAAATCGTGGCGGTTTGCCAAGCCGGTCAAGAAAGCGCAGTGGAAGTAACACCCACACATCCATAGGAGAAACACCATGAAAGCTTTGATCAAAGGCATCATCCTGTCCCTGCTCTCTGCGCCGGGAATGTATTTCGTCGCTGGCGTAAATGCCGGCATCGCCATCTACAGCATCTACCTTGGGGACGCCACATCGGCGACGGTCACCGGGGTGTTGGCGCTCGTCGTTTACGGGTATGCGTTCTACGTCGATGTCACGACGACGGCACGGATGGCCAGAACATTCTTCATGTTCGGTGCCGAGTCGGCAGAGCACCGTGATGCGCACGAAGAGTCCGAAAGGGAGAAGGTTGCACGCATCGTCTCAACTATCATCAACAAGGCC